CCATAATTTCATCATTATATTTTACCCCATGAACCAATCCAGAAAATGTCTCTGCTACAAATTCATTTGGATTAGATTCCGCATATCTACCTACCTTCCTAGCAGTTGATTTCATACTACTTACATTTAAAGATCTTGATTTTCCTGCTGAAGAATTAATAATTTCTTCCCAAGATGGTGACTTGTTAATTAAGTTTCCAAAAATATTCTTCTTGAATCCACCATAATGTAAGAGATGACCTGTTTCATGAACAAGAGTTTGACTAACTCCCCCGGTAGAAAACCAATTGGTAGTCATTGCTTCATTAGCAGCAACTTTTTGTGTACCTCTACTAACCCACACTTTAGAATTTAAATTTACTTTGACAGTTCTGCCAGAGGCACGTGCAACTGTACGTTCCTTAAGAAAATCAAATTCAAGTATATATTTCTTCCCTCCTCTAGCACCCATTTTCACCATTATCCCATTGGATTCTACCATTGAATTTAATGCAGTATCAACAGAAGCTATTCTCCATCTTCCATATATTGTTGCTGGATCCAATCTTTTTGTATATGGTAAATTGACATCCCATTTTGATGCATTAAGATTTGCAATTTTTTCTGAAAAACCATCTAGAGTTTTTCTAGCAAGATCCTCTGAATCCATTATAGGATTACCTAAACCACTTCCAAATAATTCAGGCACTTTCTCTGGTTCAAAACTACCAGGAATAGATCTAAATCTTCCCTCTGGATCTAAAGCAGCACCTTTTTGTATTTCCAATTGTTCTTTTACTTCCTTATCCGTCTTATCCGTTAACCCAACAGCACACCGACAATTAGGATGAAGAGGCGGACCCATCAATTCACCAAGATCTGTTTCAAATTTATCAGTAATCCCAGCTAATGCACCTTCCATCGATTCACAAATCTCACAAAGCCTATCATCAGGTGTCACAATCCATTCTCGTAATTCATTTCCTGTTAGAAGTCCTTGATCCGTTGCTTGTTCCCATAACTGCCGCTGGCCTTCATTTGAAGCAGCTATGGTTTCAGTTCGTGCTATTGTTCTCGCTCTATAATTCAACGCTCGTGTACTATATCTATCAGTTAACTCTTCTACCCTACTAACAGACAATCCTCCTGAAGGAACACGAACTCGCATCTTACCCATCATTACAAGCTCGTCACTTGCACTAGCAAGTTCCTTTCGAACTTTCATCACAGCATCTGCTTGTCCTTCTGATAATCCAATTTTCGCACGAACAAGTCGTGCTGCAGTTCGGGGTGGTAAACCCTGTTCAAATGCCTGATGCATGATTTCTTTAATCGCTCTTTTTGTTCCAACACCTACTCCTATAATAAGTTCCGCTGATTCTTTCTTTGCCCATGCTGAAGCAGCAGGATTTGTCTTATCGAAACTCATTACTAACTGAGCAGTACGATAATCTCCTTCCATCTTTGCAGTTCGTGATGCCCGTTCACCTGCATCAATTAAAGTATCAAACATTACTTCAGGAATTGAAGACATAAGTTCAGCATCAAATGTTTTCACTATATCATTTGCCAACTGCCCTAACATCTCTTGATCCTGTTCTCTAAAAGCCGTTTCAAGATCCTTAACCTTTATTGCTTTCTTCCCTTTAATAATTGCTTTTTCGTAGGCTTTTGACATCCCGCGGATATGCCTGTCTGCAGCCATGTGAACATCTTTCCACGGTTCTTGTTTTGAAGGTTTTTCAACGAATGATGCTGAAAACCTTTTTTTCTTGCCGCAATGGGTCCACCTTCAACTTTTATAACTATCTCTTTTCCTTTCTCCTTTCCCTCTTCTTCCTCCTCCTCTTCTTCCTCTCCTTCTTCTTCGACTTCCTCTTCAATCTCTTCCTCCTCTTCTACTTCTTCCAATCTTGGTAACATTAAAATTCGATCTCGTATTTCAGCTCCTGTAATTACTATTTCACCAGCCTTCTTATTTAATCCAGCTAATTTATCAGCCACTACAGATCGTTGATCTTCATCCAAATTCTGAGTTATAGGCCATCGTATTTCATAATCAAGAGGCTCTGGAAAAACTTTATATTCAATAAGACGATCAATGAATGGACCAATAACTTGTGGAGATGCAAATTGTTCTTGCCTATCATTTACACGTTCCTGCCAATTCGTCCTATCTTGAGTTGAAGCTAATTGCCCCATTTCCGAACCGACAAGAATTCGTTTTGGAATTCCCGTGCCACCTGAAATTAATGTTATAATTGCATCTACCGGAGTAGAAAAATTTGCTACAGTCGAACCAAGAGCTGTTAAATTAACCCCTCGAGTCCGCATGAAGCGACGAAATCCATGTATGTATTCGTCCACTTCATCCTGTAAATCAGTCATATCCGTCTCTTCCATTTCAACATCCGTCGGAATATCAAGTTGAAAACCTTGATGTGCACGCAACCAAAATGCTTCAGCTCCTCCACCACTTACCTTTTCAAGATCATCAAGTAAATTCCAACATCGTTTAAGTCGTGGTTCACCAAAAAGTTGCTCATCTAAAATTCCATCTGCAATATGAAGTACTCGACTCCAATGTACGTATCTAGGTCTTTGTTGAGGACTTGAGTCAAGACGTTTGAATTTATATTGTTCAGGTAAACCAAATCGAGGATTGTCAGAATCAGTAACATATTTGTCAATTGTTGCATCATCTTCACCGAAAGGTGATAAGTATAATATCTTTTCAGGCCCACTCATAAGAGGAAGTTCTGAATCTAATTTTCCTTCTGCACCAATGAGCACTACTGAATAACGTCCTAGACCAGCTAAAATATCAGCACGCATTAATACCGATATCACATGTAATCTATTTTCAAGTTCTTCCCACGCCGCTTCAAATAGAGTTAAAGAATCTGGATCTTCATCCTCGATAATTTCAACTCCACCCCTCCATGTCGCTTTAGGAAATGCTTCAACGATGCGACCAGCAATAGCATTACGTTTATAACGATCACGATAGTCTTTAATTGTAAGTTCTTCTTTATAACCTAATGCAGCAAAAACCTTACGACTGCCACTATATGTAATTCCAGCTTTTGAAGCTAGATTAGCTCGGCTCATCAGCTCGGAAGCTAGCGTTCTTATTTTTGCTATCTGCCCCATGTCACTCCTTCTTAACTTCAAGAGCTTCAGCCAAGCCAGCTGCATCAAGACCTAATGAAAACAGAAGCTCTGGTACCTGTTCTTTCGGAACTCCAAGCTTCTTTTCAACAGCTTCAACCAATATTCCCTTCGCTTTAAGTTTTCGATCCTGAGCTGCATGTTCTTTTTGATAATCAAACATTATCTCCCCCATGTCGCTCCCTTTTGTGATTTCTCTTCAACAGGAATTTTCATGAATGCATTATTTACTGCATCTGCATCATCAGGACTATGACCCAATCGTACAATCATTTCTTTCTTTGCTTCCATTTGAATTCTACCAGCTGAAGTAGTCTTGTATTTAATTGCCGCCAACTGAGCTGCTAAATCTTCATCATTAGGATCTATATCTATTTCACCTGCTTCAAATATTTCCCTTAGACCCCAATAGGATTCAGCTCGTAAATTTACGAAACGTTCTGAATCTTCAGCAGCTTGAGCTACATTAACACCAATAAATGGACGTTTTAATTCTTTCCCTCTATCTACTAATCCTGTTCCTATTCCTATCTTATCCACCTTTGCTACCACAGCCCCAGTCTTTTTCAAACTGACTATAATATTTCCACACGTTTCCATCGTATCTGGATTAGTATCCCGTTTAATAATTCTTACTACTGGACCATGTCTATAAGCCTGAACACTCTTATCTCTCCCAGCTCCAACATCAACACCAATCTCTTTTATTCCCTCGGCTTTTAGAGTTCGTTCTTGTGCTGCTCGTATCCAAGATATAGGAATTAATCCATCAACTTGAGTATCAGGAAATTCAGCTTCCACTTTGGCTTTCCACATAGGACTTTTCGTGCCCCACTTTTTTCTTTTCTCTTCTACCCAAGTTCTACTGATTAACTTTTCACATGTTTCCTCTTCCACAATTTCATCAGTAAAATTCGGAGTTATAAAAGCAGGTATTCGAATAACTTTCCATCCAGAACCAGGAATACAAGATTTTGAAAATTCACTTCCTGCTTCCTCTGGATTTCCAATAGCTAACATCCGAGAATCAACATTGACAATTAAGGAACTAGCAGCTTCAAACAATTGTTCCGATATCCCCGCGGCCTCATCAAGAATAACCAAAACATATCTCGCATGAATACCTTGAAAAGCAGTAGGATCCATATCATCAGGTTTCCTACCGAAAGCTACTATCTCTTCTCTATCCTCAACTTCAAGCCACCATTCAGTTTGATTAAGCCGACCTCTCAAATTTCCTGCACTATGAGCACGATGTAATTCACGCCATAAAATTGCTTTTACTTGTTTTCCAGAACGAGCAGTTGAAACCACAAATGCTTCACCAGGTGGATGTACATCTATCCACCAAGCAGCTAATCTCGCTGCCATCCAACTTTTTCCACTACCAAAACAAGATGGAACAGCAGTATATCGATGAGTAACAACTGAATTCATTACTTCAATCTGTTTAGACCAACCTGTCTCTTCTAAACGTTCATTCAACCACTCCTCCGGAGTTTTTAACCACCGTCGACGATCTAATTCTTCGGATATTCTTTTGTATTCTAATTTTATACGATCTGGGGAGAAAACAGATTCGGTTTCTTCGGGTATTTTGCTTAGTAATTCTTGCATCTGAATTCCCAAAGGAAAGAGTCTAATTTAATTTATGTCCAACGAATACATTCGATTGTCTTTCCTTCATCGTTCATAACATAAACCTCAGTCTTTTTCTTCTCTTCAACAGTAATGGATATAGAATCATCCATTATTAACAGCAGATCTCTACACTCTTTATCATTTTCAACACGAAAAATCCACATCTTGTGACACTTTTTACATTCATAGATAGTCGAATCCTCAATGTAAAAAGATGATTCTCCATTTTTCTTTGACTTCTTTTCAACCCAATCCATAACTTTTACAAACACATCCGCCTCCTTTTCTATCTACCTATCTACCTATCTTAGACTCTCTCCCTTGGAAAATTAATTCATTGCTTCTGAAGTTAACTTATCATTATGATTTTTAGCCTCCATTTGAAGAGTTATTTCATGAAGCTCCTTTGTTCGAGCAGATAATTCCGCATCTGTAAGATCAATAAGACTATCATCTGTTGTACTGACTTGAATCTTTTCAACAGGTTTTCCAAATAAATAATACCACAACATCATTTCCATAGCAGGAGCCAAAACTCCAACACGAGCACGACGTATCAAATTTGTTAGATATAATTCATCTGTCTCTTATACACATCTCCG